TACTGATATGGGGCTGTTCGTCGAGGCGTGCGACGTAATTAAGGCGCACACGGGCGGTGCGGTTATGGGCGTGCATCACGCCGGAAAGGATACCACACGCGGTATGCGTGGCTCTACGGCGCTTCTGGGCGGCGTTGACACGTCACTGCTGGTCGGCAAGAGCGAGGAATACGTCACGCTGCGTACCGAGAAGCAGAAAGACGCCGAGCCTATGGGTGACATCGTGATGAAGCTGACACCAATTGCGACGCTGTCCGATCCGTCTGCGGTGCTGGTGCGCCAAGACGGTGACGCGCCAGCGCCGAAGAAAAAGAAGGCGTGGAGGCCGTCCGGGCATCAGAAAATGGCGCTGAGGGCGTTTGAAAACCTCTGCGTTGATCGCGGCTCTCCGAAGGTCTCCTACCGTGATTGGTCGGCCAAAATGGTGGCGGAGATGCCCGACGCAGCCGACAGTTCGAAGAAAACGGCGCGAGATGCACTGATGAGGGAGGAATGGATCATCTGCGTTGATGGTGTATGTTGGAAAAACAAAGAGTTAACTGGTGATTGAACGTAGAAACGAAGGTGCTGCGTTGTCGACGTAGCTCCTGCGTTCGCTACGTTCCTCCCTTAGGGGAACGTAGCGACGAAGGCTACAGCGAAGGTAGAGAAGGGAGAAAGCAAGTGGCAAAGAGACAGAGAGTGCCGAAGGGCAAAACATCGAGGGACTGGCGGTTCTATCCGTCAGAGCGAGACGCTGACAAGTGCCGTGCTGCGCTTGCGACATATGATGCTGTCGTGCGTGCGTCGGAGGTGAAGTGGGGCATCGACAGATTGCCGCTTCTGGTTGAGGCGGATCTGCGGGATCGCTTCTGGGCGCAGATGGATGTGCTTAACGCAGCGCTGGAGAAAGGTAGCGGCGTCGAGGTCGAGGAGGCCGTGGCGTCAACGATACGCGGCGTGCAGGCTCTGGAGCGCAGGGCGGAGGAACTTGGCGCGCAGCCGGTGACGGGCGAAGTGTGGGAGGAGACCACGCCGAACGGAGCCGTCGTCGCCGTGTGCCGAGACGCGAGCGAGATTGCGAAGATACGCGATGACGGCAGGGTCGACCGGGTGTACACGATGAGCGAGGTCGCGGCTATCGTCGAGGCGTGGGAAGAAAGCAAACCCGGTCAGGCGGTCAACAAGGTGAAATCCCTGTTCGATGGTGCTACAATCGAGAGCGTGAGGCCAAAAGCGGTTGAGAGCGACCTCAATGACGAGATACCGTTCTGATGTCGGGCAACGAGAAATGGCAGGAGAAGATGAATATCCTGTATACGGACGAGGAGTATCAGTTGCTCGGCAATCATGCGTGGGTCGATGTCCACACGCTTACGGTTCACATTATGCGTGGCAAACACGGTGTGAAGGTCGAGATATTCCCTGCGGCTCATGATGGCATCAGCGACGCATTGGCGTCGTGCGAGGCGCGGTGGGAAAAACCTGACGCGGCTCACAGGACAAGGGTGGTGAAGCGATATGTTCGATGAGGGTGATGGCAGCTTCGCGAAGTGGCTTGACCGCGATTGCTGCCCGAAGTGTAAGAGCGGGCCGCTCAAGGGCGCTGGTGGCGTCAAGAAGTGCGGTTCGTGCGGTTTAACTATTGGAGGTGCAAATGGACAAGGTAGAGGCTCTCAGGGACGCTATAAGCGCCGTGGAGGAACGTGGCGAGAATTATGGCGACGTGCGGGAGAACCATCAGCGAATAGCGTCTCTGTGGTCGGTCGTGCTTGGGCAGACCGTGACGCCTGAGCAGGTGGTGCTGTGCATGACGTGCCTAAAGGTGGCTCGTCTTATCGAGACGCCGGACCACGAAGATAGCTGGGTTGACATCGCTGGGTACGGCGCTTGCGGCGCAGAGGTGGCAACGGAATGGGAAGATGATGGCTGATGTGATCAATCTGGAAGAGCAGGAGCGCAACTGGGTTCGTTTCTTCCGTGAGCATTGGGATTGCGACTGGTGCGGCTTGCCGACACGCGGCAGGGTGTACGAAGAGACACAGACGGTCGTGTGTAGCGCCTGTCGCAAGCCGCTGCTGGAGATAGACAGCGATCCGCAGCACTTCATTGTGCTCGAGGAGGACTTGGACTGATGGCGTACCCGAAGATCAAGGAAGAGGTCTGGGACGAGTTTCTTGAGCGCTTGACGAACGGCAGCACGATCACAGCAATCGTGAAAGACAAGTCGATGCCAAGCTGGACATCCATCTCAAGGAAGCTGGCAGCCGAACCGGAGTTCGAGCGTCAATACCGTCTGGCGCTGGAGTTCCGTGGCATGCTGCTGCAAGAGGAACTGGAGGACATCAAGCGGGACGCGAAGATGGGGATGGGTGATCCGCAGGGCTTGCGTCTTGCGGCGGACATCACGAAGTGGCAGGTCGCCCGGATGACGCCGAAGATTTACGGCGATAGGCAGCAGCTTGAGGTGACGCCGTCGAAGGGCGGGTCGTATCTTGAGGCGCTAACGCAAGTCAACGCGACTGAGCCGGTAGTGATCACGGACGAGAGAGACACACAACCGAAAGAACTACGCGCGCGTGATGGCGACATCGGTCAACCGAAATCCGGTTGATCGCGTGTCCCAGACGCGACACATTGCGATGGTGTTATGGTGCAAAATGCTATATCACTGAAAACGCACAATAAAAAAAATCCATAATGGACATTATGCGACATTTTCGTGAAACATTCCGTGAAACATCGACCCCCCCGTCTCGCGCAGGCGACCGGGGCCGAAGAAAAATATATACCCCTTACACGTCCCCGCGATATGCACAAAAAATCGCGTTTTTCTTACATATACCCCCCCGCCCTTCCGGAGATAACGCATGACACCCAGCGCCGCCGAAAATAATGACCTCGTAGCGATGATCGCGCAGTTCCGCGACGAGCCGCGCTTTTTCGTGCAATCCGTCCTCGGCGCAACGCCTCAGCGCTGGCAGGCCGAGGCGCTCGACGCTGTGGCGCAGCACGACAAGGTCGCGATCAAATCGGGCCACGGCGTCGGGAAGACGGCTTTCGAGAGTTGGGTCGTGCTGTGGTGGCTGTTGACCCACTACCCTTGTAAGGCCGCCGTGACCGCCAACAGCGCGCACCAGCTTTCGGACGTGCTGTGGACGGAGATCGACCGCTGGGCGCGAAATATGCCGCAGGCGTTCAAGGATTTGCTCGATTTCAAGTCAGACAAGATCGCGCTCAAGGGTGCGTCGGACAGCTTCGCCGTCGCGCGGACCAGCCGCCGGGAGAACCCGGAGAGCCTCGCCGGATTTCACTCCCCCCACATGCTTTTTGTGATCGAGGAGGCATCCGGCGTGCCGAACGTGATTTTCGAGACGGCGTCGGGTGCGCTGTCCACCCCCGGCGCGAAGATTATCATGTGCGGTAACCCGACCCGGTCCGATGGGTATTTTTACGACGCATTTCATAGTGACCGCGAGAAGTGGCACTGCCTGACCGTGTCGTGCGAGGATGGGGACTATGTGGACCCGAAGTTTATCACCGATATGGCCGAGAAGTACGGCGAGGCGAGCAACGTGTTCCGCGTGCGCGTGTTGGGCGAGTTCCCGACGCAGTCGGACGACGTGCTGCTGCCGCTGCACCTTGTGGAGGATGCTACACACCGCGACGTGGAGGCAGGCCCGACCACGCCGGTGACGTGGGGGCTTGACGTTGCGAGATTTGGCTCGGACAGGTCCGCTCTGGCGAAGCGGCAGGGGAACGTGCTGGTTGAGCCGATCAAGACGTGGCAGAACAAGGATTTGATGGAATTGGCCGGCATCGTGCTTGCGGAATACGACGCGGTTCCGTACAGCAAGCGCCCGCAGGCGATCTACATTGACGCCATCGGGCTGGGAGCCGGTCTGGCGGACCGATTGCGCGAGTTGGACATGCCGGCGGTCGCTGTGTCGGTCAGCGAGACCGCGTCCCTGAAAGATCGCTTCAATCGCCTGCGCGATGAGTTGTTCTGGGCCGCGCGCGAGTGGTTCGAGGCGCGAGATTGCAAGATACCGCACGACGACACGCTGATTTCGGAGTTGACGGGGATCAGGTACAAGTACCTGAGCAGCGGCAAGTTGAAGATCGAGAGCAAGGACGAGATGAAGAAGCGCGGCCAGCGCTCACCCGACGTGGCGGATGCTTTCGTGCTGACGTTTGCGGCGCAGGGTGCGGTTGCGGGTGGCTACTCAAGGGGTTACAATAGCAACCGCGTAGTCAAGCCGAAAACGAACTGGGTAGTGTGATGGCCGACAACAGGTTTATGCAGTCTCTGCTGGGTGAGGGCGATTATTCCAACCCGCTGATGCTGCTGCCATTCGCCGAGACCCCAGAGGGCGAGTTTATACCCTCCTTTCCCGGCCTCCTTCAGGGTGCGGCGCAAGGCATACAGGCCGCAGGTCGCCTTGGCGGAATGGTTTTTGAGGGCGTGCCTGTTGACCCAGAGACGGGCCTTTTAACCGAAGACGTGATTGACGATGTGGTCGAGGCTGGCCTGACCTTTACTGGCGGCAGCTTGCTTGCGCCGCGACCCAGCAACTCACTCGGTATGGGTGGGCGCATCGAAGATATGCCCCTATTCCAGCAGATAGCGAAGCGCCCGAAGTCACGCCCTATGCCCCCGGCGGAGCAGGCGCTTTATGAAGCTGGCGCGGCTATGCAGTTGCCGCGAGAGAGCGGTGAGGGGCTTTTACTCCCGCAGCGCGCATATGATCTTGGCGCGGCTCAAGCGCGTGTCCTTGAGGACGACATTGCTGTTGACCCCGGTTTTCAGAACATTGTCGCGCCGTTTATTCGTGGGTCGGACACTGACACGGTAATTCGTGACCTTGGGACTGTCATGCCCAGCCCCACGGTCGATCTCCAGAACTTGATCGGCGATACGGCAAAGCTAATGCCGGGCGACATGACGATGGCTGGCAAGGAAATCACGCACGTTATGGGCGTGAAGCTGAAAAACCCGGTCAGGATGCAGGGTGGCAAAGATTTCCCCTCTGAAAAGATATCTCGCGAATTGGGTCTTGTGTGGGCGTCAGACCCCGGTGTCATATCTGGCTACGCGAAGCAGGCGCGTGAAAATCCGGGTCTTTTGGGTATTTACAGCGCTATGGGCGCGCGCTCCGGCGACTTTTCGCATCATGTGGCGGATGTTGTTGTCGACATGACCAAGCAGGCGGACTGGATACCTAAAGCGCAAATCAAGCGCTTTGATGATGAAATGCGGAATTTTAAGGTAACAAAAGAACTGGACGACGGGACAAAGGTCACAAGCCAGCCATTCGAGGACTTCCCCGGCATCTTGAGCGACGACGTTGAGAAGTATATTTACGCCCCCGGAAAGGGTGGCGCGCGTAAGGCCATCGCGGACATTATGGAGAAGTCCAGCTACAGGAAAGAGGGCTTCCCCGACCTGTCGGTGATCCGCACCGTTGTTGCTGACCCCGATATGGCCTACCGTGTGAACGACCCATCCGCGATGATGGCCCCGACCGGCGGAAGGATTGTTCGGTTTGACGCCGATCCAATGACGCCGATTGGTGGTGAGGGGAACATCCCAGTCTTTCACAAGACCTATCGCCAAGGTATCAGCGGCGAAGACCTTGGCATGCTGGAGATGCCAGTCCCGCGCAGCTTGATTTTCCCAGAGTTTTTTGCTCGTCGCAGGCTTGAAGGGAAGAAGTTGCCATCTGATCGCCGCAGCGCCGAAATTAGCAACGTGTTGCAAACCATCACCCCGCAGATAGCTGATGATGTGTCAGTGTTTCAGGATATGTATCGTCGCGGACTTCTTGGAGACGTGTTCTAATGGCCCCACGCGCCCCTAAAGACCCCCGCCTAGCGCGAGCCGGTGTTTCCGGCTACAATAAGCCGAAGCGCACCCCAAGCCACCCGAAGAAGTCGCATGTGGTTGTGGCGAAGGAGGGCGACAAGGTTAAGACGATCCGCTTCGGCCAGCAGGGCGTCAGCGGATCGCCAATGAGGAAGGGCGAGAGCAAGTCAAGCGCCGCGAGGCGCAAATCGTTCAAGGCGCGTCATGCGAAGAACATCGCAAAGGGCAAGATGTCAGCCGCGTACTGGGCGGATCGCACCAAGTGGTAACCCGATGGCCGCGTCACTTCGCGGCTTGAGGCAACAAATCGTGAGGCCGCGCAAGGGGCGTGGCTCGTATTCAAGGAAGGACAAACACGATGGCATACGGTAAGGGCAAGGGCGGCAAGAAGTCTGGCGGACACAACACCAAAACCGGGAAGTACTGCTAACAATGCCGCGCGGTCTCTACGCGAACATCAACGCCAAGCGCAAGCGCATCGCCGCTGGCTCTGGCGAGAAGATGAGAAAGCCCGGCGCGAAGGGCGCGCCGACGAACGCCGCGTTCAAGAAGGCGGCGAAGACGGCGAAGAAGAAAAAGGCGAAAAAATGACCACCTGTAACAACTGCGGACACCCGCGCCGCTGCGCCACTATGGATCGCTGCATTATGGGCAAGATGCCCCCGGCACCCGAACCGCCGAAGGAGCCAGCGGTGAAGAACGTCAACACGACCAGCGGAAACGTCCTGATGAAGGGTGAGAAGAGGGTCGAGGCCGCTCCGAAGAAGGCCGCGAAGAAAAAGGCGAAGTAAATGTCAGAGATGGACGACGTACAGCTTGGTTCGATTGTCAGCGGCGAGATCACTGACGCGCTGAACCACTTCGACAGCGAATACACGCAGGACCGCCTGCGCGCGCTGGACTTCTACCTCGGTGAGCCGCTCGGCAACGAGGTGGAGGGTCGATCTGCTGTCGTCGACACCACCGTCTCGGACACCGTCGAGGCGATCATGCCGAACCTGATGCGGGTGTTCACGACGAACGACAAGTACGTCCGCTTCGCCCCGCGCTCCGGCGAGGACGTCGAGGCCGCAGAGCAGGCGTCGGATTATGTCAATTACATCATCCAGAACCAGAACGACGGCTACAAGCTGCTGCATAACTTCTTCAAGGACGCGCTGCTGTTCCGTATGGGCGTGATCAAATATTTCTGGGAAGAGACCGAAGAGGTTGACGAGGAAGAATATAACGGCCTGAGCGAGCCTGAGATGGTGATGCTGCTCAACGACCCGAACATCGAGATCGTCGAGCAGAGTGAGACCGTCATGTCGAGCTACACCGACGACGACGGCACCGAGGTGCCGGTTGACGTGATGTACGACCTGTCGGTCCGGGTGAAGCGCAAAACGGGCCAAATTAAGGCAATCAACGTGCCGCCAGAAGAGTTTCTGATCTCGCGCCACGCCGTCTCGCTAGATGAGGCGCACTTCGTGGCGCACCGCACGTCGCTGACTGTCAGTGAGCTTGTGGCGATGGGTTACGACCGCGACATCATCGAGCAGTACGCCGGCGAAAACGAACTGGACGTAGACCGCGAGGTCAATAACCGTTTTCAGGACTTAGAGGCCGCGACCGGGGTTGACCCGGCTGACCCGACCCTGCGCTCGGTGATTTATCACGAGTGCATCATGAACGTGGACTTCGACGGCGACGGCATCGCAGAGCGCCGCCGGATTTGCGCGATTGGCGGCGACGGCGACTACATCTTGCACAATGAGCCGTGGGATCACATGCCCTTCGCGGTGTGTTCCCCGATCCTGATGCCGCACCGCCTGATCGGGCGCTCCCTCTACGACCTGACCGAGGACTTGCAGGTCATCAAGACCACGCTGATGCGCCAATACCTCGACAGCGTCTACAGCAGCACGCTGCCGCGTATGATCGCGGTTGAGGGACAGGTGAACCTCGATGACTTGCTGGACGGCTCCGCAGGCGGAGTGATCCGCACACGCCAGCCCGGTATGGTGCAGCAGATTACCGGCGCGTCGGTGGGCGGCGAGATACGCCCGCTGATGGATTACATCGACGGGATGAAGGAGAACCGCACCGGCATGAGCCGCGCGTCTCAGGGACTGTCACCGGACGCGCTCCAGTCTTCGACCGCCAGCGCGGTCGCTGCGACTGTTCGCGGTGCTCAGGTGAAGCTGGAAAGCTACGCGAGGACGATGGCCGAGACCGGCGTGAAGGACTTGTTCAAGGGCATCCTGCATCTTGTCTTGAAGCACGACAACAAGCCGAAGGTCTTCCGCCTGCGTAATAACTTTGTGCCTATTAATCCGGCGGAGTGGAAGTCGCAGTTCGACGTGATGGTTCAGGTCGGGCTTGGCACCACGGACGACGAGACGAAGATCGCGTTCCTGACGCAGGTTGCGGCGAAGCAGGAGCAAATCCTGATGCAGATGGGGCCGCAGAACCCGATTGTGTCGATGGAACAATACGTCAACACGCTGCGCTCGATTGCGGAAATCGGCGGCTTCAAGGACGTCGATCAGTTCTTCAATTCGCCGCAGATGATCCGCCAGCAGATGATGATGCAGCAGGCGCAGCAGCAGGCTCCGCAGCCTGACCCGGAGATGGTCAAGCTACAGCAGGAGATGGAGATGGCCCGCGCCAAGGCGCAGGCTGACATCCAGCTTGCCCGCGAGAAGATGGAGGCGGAGATGCAGCTAGAGCGCGAGAAGATGGCGATGCAGATGGAGTTGCGCCGGCAGGAGTTGCAGGCTGAGGCCGAACTGCGTATGGCCAAGGCTGTCACCGACGCCGAAATATCAACCAACCTGCCGAGGAATTAGGGATGCCGGTAACGAAGCCATCGGGCGCAGACTGGTCAGCAGGCGCAAGCACTCCGTCGAACGACGAGGCACAACAGATAGCAGAACAGATCGCCGCATCCTACGGCGACGACTACGGCGCGGGTTTCTTCGACTACGGCCCGATGACGGCACCCCAGCCCGCCAGCCCATATCAGGGGGCAATCGACGCCGCAGACAGGGCGCTGACTAACCTTGCGGCGCTGCAATACCAATCCGAGCAGCGACAGCGCCGCTTCGCAGATCAGGCGGCGATACAGGACGCACTGGTCTTGCAACGTCAGCGGCAGGCGCAGCAGATGGCTGCGGAGTTGCAGGGCGCATATCAGGGCGTCACCAACTTCGGTATGGGTCCGGCGGTCCCGCTTGGCTCTGACATATACCCCGACACGTTTTCTGCCCTCACTCCCGGTCAGCAAGCATCCTTGAACCAATACCTCCAGCGCGGCCCCGGCCAAGATTACAGCTTCGGGATGATCCCGAAGATTATGGGCCTCCTCGGCGCTCCGACCAAATACGAGCAGATCACGAGCGGCGACTATCGCCCGGTCTTTGTGGGCGATGAGTTTTACGGCAGCTTCGGCGCTGGCCCGTTCGGCGGTCAGGTTTACACCGGGCGCACGCTGCCTTCCGACGTCGCGGCCGAGTACGGCATCCCCGGCTTTGAGGACACCAGCAGCGACCCCGAAGTTGTCGCGCCGGTAGCAGATGTCACGGGCCAGCCGCGCTGCCCGGAGGGCTACATCTTCGATGAGGACTTGCAGGCGTGCCGCTTGGACACCAGCGCGCCGGTCATGCAGCCCCTTGAACAGCGCACGCCAACGCGCACATATAGCCTGTTAGATCAAGCACCTGACGGCTTGCTGGAGTTCCAGCGCCGCTACGGGCTGCCGCAACAGCAAATGGATTTCAGTCTGCTGACATG